GAGTCACCTCATCATACTTTAATACCACGCACATAATCTTTAGCTTTGCTAAACGATCACTGTCCATAAGTTGCTTTGTAGTAGTGACACGATGCACTGGACCAAATATACCTTCAAGAACAAGACGGTGTATCTTTTTATTGTCCAACGTTCCAGTGGTTCCAACTCTGTATCTTACTGTGTCTAATTTTTCCATGACAGTAGTAAGAGACTTTGCTTTAAACTGATGTGCTTCATCTCCAAAGATTACATCGAAGTTTTTAAACCAAGATTTTGGCTGCAGGTATATTGACTGCCATGTAGTAATCAATACATCTTTGGTAAAGTCTTTAGTGAAACCAGAGTAGAGTTTTTGACAGTAAGAGCTAGTCTTCCATCCATTGGCACTAGAGTAATCTTCAAAATCAGCATACAGTTGCTCAACAAGAGATGTTGTTGGAACTATAATGATACATTTTCTATTGTGTTGAAGATGCCACCTTAACGTTGTATAGATTATGAACGACTTACCTGAAGCTGTTGGTGACAACAGCAATGTACGTTCTTTATCTAATGCAGTCTTAACTGCTTCAACTTGGTAATCACGAATCTCAATAGGGTTACCACGACCCATTGGTTTTAACCACTCTGCAAACTCTTGAACTATCTCATGCGTTATACCTGCGCTTATATTTAAGTTTGTGGTGTATGTTACATTATATCCATTGCGCTTGGCAAATTCTTCTACGTATGGAGCTAGACCAAGATATAAAGTTTTTCTTAGTTGATCATACAGACGAACTTTACCATCCCATAGTCTTGCTTTAAATTTTGGAGTAAATTTTGCGCCTGGATATTCATACGTAAAGAAGTCGCATATCTCTTGTTCAATCGATGGGTCAGAGAAAACTCGAACATATACTTCATCCAATTTTTCTATTGTTATATTCATCTATTAATTTCCAGCCAAGAACTTCTTCCATTCGATGCCATTTTTAATCTGCCACTCACGTGACTTGATTTGTTGCATTATAGATTCAAGCATATAAACCATCGTGTTTAAATACTCAACACGTAGTTGTAGTTTGTTTAACTCATCATCACCAGTAAGAAATTCATCCATCTCATTTTTAAGTGGCTTGATACCTTGCCATTGATCCCACTCAAGAGATTCTAATTCAGTACGTGAGAGTTCCCCACGGTAGTAACGAAACTTGTTCTTACGTAGGATGTTGTACTCAGATTGCATTTTTATCTGCATGAGTTTTTTGTTGATCAATATCTTTATATATTTTGCGTGTAACTTTGGAGTAGTTGTTGATGCTTCTCCAAGGTAATTGTCGTCTATTGCAGAATCGACATCCCACATATCTTGTAGCTCTTCAATATTCATAATAACCTCACAGGGAATAATAATCTATTTATTCGAATTTATAGTACCCGTATCTAAAAGTAGCATTACCGATAAGATACTGCACATCGTTGTTGTCTGATTGAAACACCAATGAGTCAATAGTGACTGGAAACATATCTATAAACCTAATTGTCTTGATTACATTATTGCTAGATCCTAGAATAGATAGCGTTGCGTCAGAATAGTTTGCTGCCAATTCACTAACAACAACTCTTTGGTCGTCATTAAAGTATGTAATATACTGGTCGTATGTTTGTGGAAATCCAAGAGCAACGATCCAGTTATAGATCGACTGATAGTTTTCCATTGCTTCGTCTACCATAAACTTAACATTCAACGTATCATATACTAGTGTTTCACCAGGAATAGGTTGTAAGTTAAATGGGTTTGCGAATTCTGGGGCACCAAGTGTGATGCCAGGTAGATTAGCTTCTTGACAAAAGAATGTTATAGAAGGTAATTTCTGGATGGTGAACATGAACCCATTTGGAGACAATGGATTGATGTTTGCTGGGATGGGACATGAAAGTGTATTTGCCATACTATTATTTAGTAAAATAAAAAAAGGGATCCGAAGATCCCTTTGAAGTACCGCTTCTTGCGTCGGTTTACTTACCTTGACTATTACATCAAGTTAGTAACCTTAACTCTACGGTAGTAGTAGTTTTCGTTAGCAGTCAAGCCACCAGAACCATCCAATGAAACGAATGGGTTAGCAACCATGCCGTAACGAGTCTTGAAACCAATCTTAGGCTGGAAAGACTCTGGGTCAACAGCACGAACTAGTTGCAATGGAACGTATGGGCAGTAGAACAAGCCAGCGTCAAAAGCAGAAGTGCCTTTGTATCCGCAAACAAAGTACTGAGATGCAGACACGTTTGCAGTGTATGGATCAACATAAACTTTGTACTTGCCGTTTAGAATACCAGCGAAAGTAGTAGAAGTGTCATCTACGTTCAAACCGTTATTGCCAGCCAAAGCAGGAGTGTAGTCAAGAACACCAGCCATCGCTAGAGCAGACGCAACGTCAGCTGAAGTGATGATGAAGTTACCACGACCACGACGTGTTTGCTGACCAATAGCATTGGCTTCACGTTCGATTTGGAACATCAAGCCTTTGAACTTTTCAACAGACCAACGACCGTTAGCATCAACGTCCAAGTCGAAAGTACCAGCAGTAGCAGTACCAACAACAGCACCTGCCTTAGCAGTAGCGTATACAGTACGAACAACTTCACGGTTAATTTCTGCCAAAATTTCTGTAGACAGAATGTTAGACAGTTCGCCTTCAGCGTCTAGACCATGCACAGAGCGCAGATCTTGAGCCAATTCAACAGAGTATTCTGCCTTCAAAGCACGAGTCTTTGCAGTTACAGAAGTCTTTTCGATAGAGAAAGCCATTTGACCGAAAGCACCGTCACCAGAACCGCCTTGACCTAGACGTTCTGCAGCAGCAGTAGTCAGACCATTACCAGTAGTGAACGTGCCATCAACTGGGTTAGAACCAGCGTGAGCAGGAGATGCAGCACCAGAGAAATCAGTATCTGCTTCGTTGAACAACGCTTCAGTACCATTTTGGTTGGTGTAACGGCTCTTCATCGCGAAGATCAAGCCAGTAGGCTGGGTCATTGGCTGAACGCCAGCGATGTCATAAGCGATAAGTTGTGGCATAGAGCGACGTACTAAGCTGATCAGAACTGGGTCATAGCCAGCCATTTGAGCATTAGAACCTGCACCACCTAGAGCAACACCAGTACCACCGAAGTTGGTAGGAGCAGCTTCAAACAATGCCTGAGCTTGCTTGCTCATTTCGCGTTCTTGGTTTTCCAAAAGAATCGCAGTTACTTCTTTACGGTAGTGATCCTTGATAGGAGTGCTACTTTCGTGCTCCAGAATCGGAGCCCATTTCTTTAATAGATCTTGACGATTAGTCATTTTATTTTCCTTTTTATTTACGGTTGAGCATGTTCAGATAAGCATTCATCTTAGCGTCAACAACTTTGTCTTCGCTTAGCATTTCTACTGGGCTATCTGTTACAACAGATTTAACATCTGCATTTACCTTGGTTGTGAAGTAGTTTTCACGAATTGTCTGAACTTTATTTTCGAAAGTAGATTCGTCTTCGTATGATAGTTCTTCAACAAGTCCAGTGAACTTTTCTACTTCAGTATCAGTCAAACCTTCGCTAATAGTAGCAATGATTTGTTGACGCTTCATAATAGAAACAGTCTTAGCCAATTCAATATTGGATGCGACTTGTTCATTCAACTTTGTTTCCAAAGTTTCAACTTGCTCTTCTAAAGAACCAAGAACATCGAACTTCTCTTCAGGAACTTCAATGTAGTGTTCTTCAAATAAACTCTTCATACCAGAAACAAAACTTTCTAGAATATCAGACTTCATACCACGTTCAAGGGCGATCTCATTCTGTTCCATCCACTGCTCAACTACGTAGTTGAGATATCCATCAACTTGTTCAACTAGACCCTCAATATTCTGCGCCGCAGCTTCTTCTAGCTTGGCTTCGAATTCTTCTTCTAAGCGTGCAACTTCAGAGTTGACACGGCTCATTACAGCAGCTTCAAAAATGGTAGCAGCTTTTGTTCTGAATTCTTCAGACAATTGCTCTTCACCATTCATAAGTGCATCAATATCTTCTTTCATTCTGCCAGCTGCTTCTGGAGCAGATGCATTAGCAGTAACTTTGTTTGGCTTCTTTGAAGTTCCACCCTCTGCTTCCTTTTCATTATCCACGTTGTTACGTGCATTATCTGGGTTTGGAGTTTCAGGTGCTGGCTTTACAGCTTCTTCTTCTATCTCGTCTTCTTCAAGTACTTCTTCAGCAACTAGATCATCAGCGTTAGCTTGTTCAGCTAATTTTGCTTTTCTAGATTCTGCTAGAAGTTCAGCGATTTTTTGTTCGATTGACATCGTTGTATCTCCTTAACTGGATTAGTTCTGTATTATTTATTATTTATCTGATTTTACTCAGGAAATTCTGGAAAGCACGTAACTTTGCTTCCTGTAAATTTTTAGAAGAAGTTCTACGAATTTCACGTTGTTGTTCTTCTATATCTCTTTGCACGTACTTTCCATCAACAAATGCCCACTCGCAACTTTCCATAATGCCTCTTACGAAAGCATCAGGAGCAGATGGGTCAGCAACGATATCTGCTGCGGTTGACAGCATGAAATCGTCTTGAACAATTTGAACACCTTCTCTGTTTAACTTCAGAGAGCCCAAGGCTCTGCTTGAAACGCCGAGATTAGCTCCTCCATCAAGAAGCCCTCTTGCGATATTACCCATAGGTGTTTCCATGATTTTTGCTTTGCCAACATAATTGGTGCCTTCTTTACGTAGGTCAACAATCATGTGGGATACTCTATCTAAATTAATAGATGGACTATCTGGGTGTCCTAGTTCGCCATATGCTCTGTTTAATTTAACAGACTCTTTGATATAGCGAGTAACTTCGTTATCCATAACAGACTCTGGGTACATGCGTCCATTACGGTTCTTTATATCGGATTGAAGAAAGATTCCTTCAATGTAATAGTCTTTCTTTTTGCCGTCTTTTGATTCAACGACAAAGCTGACTGACTCTGTTACTTCTTTGATTAGTTTCATTTTAGCTTCCTACTACAGATTCGTTATCTTTAGATCCAAATTGTGCAGTCTCAACCTTAGGTGCGTAACCAGAAACCTTGCGTAACTTTAAATACATTTCTACGTTACCGCTGCCTGTTTGAGTTACAACAATATCATGAGTAGCGTTGACATTTTCTGGAGGCATTTCTTGTCCGTCAAACAACATAGTATCAGATGCATCTGTCGGTAGGGTTAAAATTCTAACAGCATTTCTGTCGATAGCTAGAACGTTTGTTAACTCGCCACCCCAACGAACTGCAGTAATAGTAACAGTTTGAGTTGCGCCATCAAGTGCTTGGTTTGTATCTAGCAAGTCAGTCTGCAGATCAATAGTGCTTGTGCCAGCAGCACCAGAAACTTTTACTACAGTTTCAGTTTCTGTCATTCTTATAATTGTTTTCGTTAGTGCCATTTTATTCCTCTAGCTGTTCAAGAACATGCAGAAAATTCTCTTTTGATTCTCTCATGTATTCTACTATTTCTTTTTGATTAGACAACAAGTTATTTAGTCTTATTTGCGTAGCTTCATTTATAGCAACTACAGAGTTGTCGCTTAATTTATAATGTATTTTGTTCTCAATGATAGTATCTACTTTGTTAAGTTTACGTATCTCATAGACAACTGGGTCTACGTTGAATAGGTTAGAAGAAGCAAGTTCAATGTATGATTCAATTAATGTGTCAGTAACTTTGATATCGTAGTATTCTTTTATTATTTCTGCTATCTTATTTTCTGATAAGGATTCGTATATTTCGTCTGTTACTTCTTGTGCTATATTTTCTGATGTAATTTTAGATTTTATATATTTTCTTGCTTCTTCTAAATTCTTGAACTCAGTTTTAAGAGAATTGATAGCTACAGTACCATCTTCTAATTTTTCAAGTGTGTTACCATAAGACCTAATCGTCTCAGCGACATTAGGTCTAGTGATACTCTTAATAAACTGATTGTATTGCATTACTCGTCAGAAGTATCTTCTGGTGTATCTTGCGGGCTAAACATAGTTGATGCTACCTCGATGCGCTTGTCTGCAAGGCGTGCATAAATTTTATCACCCATTGCAGCATTAAATGCTGCTTCAGTTTCCATAGCATCACCCTTTGCGATAGCTACGATTAAATCTTGTACACTCATTGTTTAGCTCCTGTATTATCTTGTTGTGGCTCTGGAAGTTGATCCTGCATAGCAGCTTGTCTAGTTCCGTCCATAGTTCCCATGTGATCAGAGTAGTCTATTTGCATAGGCTTTTCTGCTTGGATTTCTTTATCAATTTCTTCCTGCTGTTCTTCAGGAATACGCAGAACATTTTTAGTGATCCACGCTTGAGAGTAGTACTTACCAATGTAAGGATCCATCTGTTGCAGCATCTGAATACGCTGTAAAAGAATTTCGTTATCTTTCAATTCGCTAAAGTAGTTGTCCTTCTGGAAGTCATAGCGTACATATTGACGCATTTCATCCCATTCTTCTGGACGTACAATACCTTTAGCAACTAACTGAACACGCATTGCGTCAGTGAATAGGTTTGCAAATTTCTTACGAACACGTGTAACAAACTTATTGAACTTAAGTTCTTCACGAGTAATCTCAGTAGAACGACCTAAGTTAAAACCACTAGTCTGTTGTAAACGTCCAATAGGAACGTTCAATGCTTGATATAGTTTTTGTTGGAAGTATTGAATGTCTTGGATCTCACCAAGATTCTGACCACCTGGTAAGGTAGTAATCTCAGTACCTTTACCACCTTCACGGCGAGGCATCCAAAAGTCTTCCATCATGGACAAGTGTTTACGATCATCTCTGGTTTCGCCAGTAGTTGCGTCATAAACGATCTTGTTACGAAACTTATTCATAATGTCATTAACGTATTGCTCAGCTTTGAGCTTTGGTAAGTTACCTACGTCAATGTAGAAAATTCTGCGCTCTGGTGCGCGAGAGATACGATAGATAACAACTGCATCTTCGATCATCTTTAATTGGTTAACTGGCTTAATTGCTTTGTGCAGATGACTCATCATCATGCCAGTGTTTGCATCCATCAATCCCGATGGGCAATAGATTACAGAATCAATGGACAACTTAACACCCTGTGCTGTTTGTTCTGTAATACCTTTATCATTGTAGATATAATATTCTTCAATGTCTTTAATTACATCAACACCAGCTTGAGTTCGTTCTTTCTTGATCGTTTTAATCTTGCGGATTTTACGTGGATCAATGAAACGAAGTTCTTGGATGCCAGACTTGACATTGTTTGTATCTAACAAAATGTTATAATATAATCTACCGTCAATGTACCATGATCTAAAGATCTCATGACCTTTTTCTTCAAACTTAAGTAGACGCATAATGGTCTGGAATTCATCACGAATTTTTTTCTTGATAGGATCTGATACTTTAAGATCGTCAAGGTTAATTTGTATAGGTTGATCATCGTCAGATGTTATTGACTCATTGACGATGTCTTCAATTGCTGCGTCACAATCAGCGTATTGTGCTACTTCACGATATCTGCGAATAAGATCGTTTTCGTTCTTAATGATACCTTCGATATCCATCACCATCCCATAATAGGATGATGATGAACTCGTGAAGATAGCCGTGCCGTCATCAGAGGTAGGTGTTACTACATTACCTATCTCTGAGTCGTTCTTCTTTTTACGCTGGATCTCAAATCCAAAAATTTGCATTATAAACCTTCAATTATTAAAGAATTGGAATATTACCGATTGGAGTTCCAATGTTAATACCAACTTGGTTAGAGGCACTAGCAGCAGAAGTGACCCAGTAGTTGTATGTGAATGTAACAGTGAATGTTTCAATCGCATTACCATTCTCATAGTCAAGTTCGATAGTACCAACTTCTGTTGGATATGCATCGATAAAGCTATAAGACTTGATAACAGCGCCAGAACGATCCAACTGGTGTACGTTCATTTGTGCTTGATAGTCGTTAGGGTTAACAATACCGTTTGTACCGCTGACGTTTTGGATACCGTTAGACCATGTTTCCATAGCATTGCGGATTGCAAAATCAGTGTCGTTATAAACAGTAATTGTCCATGGAGCGAATGTACGCTCACCAGCAAAATTTACTGGACGACCACGATATTGTACAGCGATGTTTTCAATAGTTGCAGCTGGCAATTGAGCAGCCTTACATAAAAACATAGCCTTTGTTCCAACGATAGCACCAGTATTAACGAATGCTGGGAACCCTAGTTCAACTCTGAATTGGTTGGCGCGAGCACCACCACCAATCATCATTGATTTGAATTCAGAAATGTTTGCCATTTAATTTATCTCCTTGAGTATATTTATTGCTATTAAAAGAGGGGGAATTAACCCCCTCCTGTTTTATAGCCCAACAGTCTCAAAACTTACGCCAGTCTTAGTAGCAATAAAGTTCAAAGTGATGTAATTGATAGAACGGTTTGGCTTGATATAGATATCAGCGATAAACTCGTTTGCATCAATTACTGCAGGTGTGTTGTTTGTAGTGTCACACTTAACACGGAAGTCCACAATACCACGACGACCTTGAACATCACGCAGGAATGGCTCAACTAGGTTCTTGAATTGTGCACGAGTAAAGTCATCGTTGAATTCAAACAACTGATACTTAGCAGCGTTGGCAACAGCTTTCTCAAGAACGATAAACAAGCGACGAACGTTGATACGATCGAACGCAGAGGATTTCTTCTGCATTGTCTTGTCACCGTAAAGGATAGTTCCTTCACCTGGGAATGTAACGACTGGGTTGATACCACCAACGTACAGCAAGTCACGTTGTGCTTGTGTAGGGTTAAATGCCAACTTAGTTACATTCTTGATTTGACCACGATTGAAACCGCCTGGAGAGAACCATGCATCAGATACATTATCTGTATAAGCACATAGACCAGCAACGTCACCGTTCAATGGGATCCAACGGAACACATCGTTGTAACGATCGTACTGATATTTCCAACCAGAATCCATTACACCGTAAGAAGCAAGTGCATCACCAACGTCAATAGAGTCACGGTATTGAACCATCTCAGTAGCAATATCAGAAGCAGTTCCGATTAGCAGAGGAGCAGAAACGAATGCAACTACGTCCTTACGAAGAGCAGCTACGTTCTCGATGATCCATGCTGCAGTATTAGCAGAAACATTACCTGTAGGCATCAATGAGATGTCGAATGCAGATGCATCGCTAAACATTTCGTATGCGTCCATGATGTTTGCTTCAGTTAAAGCATCACCATCATCACCACCAGCTAATGTTACGTCTGGGTTATTTGCCAGCGCATCAAAGTTGTTGTTCTTAGCAACAGAACCCCAGTTTGCACGACCAAGAATGTCTGCAGTGTCTGGAGCATCTAACCACCAGATCCAACCAGAATTATTGATCAGATTCTTATAGTATGAAGAAGTTCCATTACTTGACTTAGCATCTGCTGCTTTAGAAGCACCTTCCCATTTCTGGATAACAGTACCAGCAGCACCAGTAATTAAACCACTAGTATCAATCAACAGCATATGGACTTCATCGTTTTGTCCACCAACGTTAGCTGCAAAGGCAGACGTACCTGGAGCACGAGTAAATTCTTTACTGTATCTCCACTCACGATCGCAAACAGCGTTAAGTGCTTCTGCTTTGTTGTTTCCAACCATGTTTAAAACTTCAGTCTTTTCAACACGGCGAATAGCACCAACGTTAGCAACAGTACGCACAGAACCGCTACCAGTCAATGCTTTTGTAGCAGTGAATGTAGTTCCTGGGTTGTTGTTTGCAGCACCAGCTAGTGTAAAGTTTGTAGTTCCAGCAACGTTGATAGTGTAGCTATAACCTGCAACCAACTGGTTTGCAGTAACGATTCCATTAGCAATTTGTGTGATACTTAACGCATCAGTACCAGTTGTAGATAGAGTTAATGCAGCACCTGCTGTGTTAAGTTTGATATAGAAACTTTGAGTGTCAATGACAAAATCATCAACTCTAGTGTCCCAAACTTTAGCATAACCATCAAAGGTTCCGATTACAGTTGCAGCCAAACCAGTACGGTTCAACACAACGTTTGCATTTGCCAGTACAGGAGTAACGAATGGAGTGTTTGGAACACCCTTTAAGTATGGATTAACTTTAGCTAATGTAACTTTAATAAAAGTACCAGCTTCTACTGAACGAACTAATCCTAACTCAATGTTAGCATAAGATTGATTACCACCAGCGGCACCAGATTCTCTTGTGTTAGAAGCAGAAGTTCTTACAACTTTACCAACAAAGGTAGAAGAAGCTGCAGTGAACGTAGATGTTGCTGAAGAACCAGGGAATGCCGCTGTGATCACTCTACGTACTCTAGAGATTTCTGTATTAGATTCAAAACGCTCAACACGAGTTCTTGCAAAGAAACGACCATCAACAGTAGTGTCATAAGTGGCACTATCTGCCATTGCAAACAGCAATGAGTTACCCAATGAACCTGCATACTTTGCCGCTACTGGACCAAAGTTACCTTGTCCGTCAATATAGGTTTGCTCATAGTGATTCTTGTTACGAATCTTAATACCAACTGGTAAAATAACAGCTGTACCTGTTGCTTGCGTAGAACCACCGCCACCAGTAATAGTAACAGTTGGAACGCTAGTGTAACCAGAACCTTCAACAGTTACGTTGATTGATTTTAGAACAGATGTTCCAACTGGAATTGGGTCGTGCGTGAATGTGTTAATATTAACAGTAGATCCGTCTGGATTGGTAATACCAATTACAGTAGCTGGAGCTGTATAACCAGCACCAATGTTGGTAATTTTAATTTTTGCAATACCAGTACCAACGGTAAGTTCTGCAACTTCACCTAGAGCTGTAATTACTTGTTGTGTAACAACACCGTTATCATCAGTAACGTCTATGGTTTGCTGTGGTGCGCTGAACAAAACCTTCATACCAACAGTGAAACCAGTACCAGCAGCAGTGATTAAGCTGACTGGTAAATAGTTTGAACCGCCAGCGGCTTCGACCAGAACGCCAGCACCTTGACGCACTGCAACTGCAATTGCTTGTTGTCCGTCAAATGTATCTGGTGCGCTTATCTGTACTGTTGGATTGCTAGTATAACCAGCACCAGCAGTTACAAGAGTGATACTCTCAACACTAGATGATGGTTTTGCAACTGCATTCTTTAGGTTAGCAGAGTCTGCACGGTTAACGTACATACTATTAGAGTATTGCAGAAAGTTTGCTGCGGTAAAGAAAGACTCGTATGTGTCATTGTTTGGTTTACCGAATACGGTTACCAACTCAGGTTCATTAGACACCAACTGTGGATCCAGTACTGGTCCCCAGTTAAATCTTCCAGAGTATGCTCCACGTGAAGTAGAAACTTTAGGAACGATCTGAGTTAGATCCTTCTCTATTACTTGCACGCCTGGACTTAATAAATTAGCCATGTATTTTCTCCTTGCCTTGTTTTATCATTATGCGCTTTTAGGCGCCAGCCTACAACTTATTTATCTATTTTCAGATTTTAAAAATTGTAGAGAGTTTCTGTATCATTGCCGTCGTTATAAAATCCAAACGGCGTCAACTGTTCTTCTATAGCTTTAATTTTCTCATCGTACATTAATTGCCTTAGATTAATATTATTTAGGTCTTTAAAATACGCATTCGAAGTTAACCAGCTGAATAAAACTAAACACATGACTAAGTCATCGTGGTATCCGTCATCCGCTTCGTAGCTATTCTTCGTCTCGATAAATGTCGATATCTCAGAGATGATATCAGCATCCATAATAAGTAGTTTATTCTCTTCTACAAGAGACTTAAAGTTATGACATCCAACTCGTTTAACCTTTTTGTCAGTCACAACTCCATATTGTAAAGTAGAGCCAGCGAATCCACCAGATACATGCTGGGATCCACCTGCTCTAGAAACAAACAGCATGTTTTCATACTCTAATTCTTGATAGAGGATGTGTGCCACTTGTTCAGATATATTGGTTTCTAGTAAAACATAAGCGTTGTTATATTCTTTTGCAACTTTGTAGATTACGTTAGGGTACAACAATGGACTGATGTTATTGTTTCTATATTTAGCTATAACTTCATAGGGTGCTGCAGTAATATCAACTACACAGAATGCTGAATAGTCGCCACCTACACCCTTTGCTACGTCTGCCACAATCACATATGTATGATCTCTGGTTGGTTTCTTATAAACGTCCAAACCTTCATTACTAAAGATTGCGTTATTGTAAGACAGTCGTGCAATAACGTCTGCGTTAATTAGAGTTAGTGCAGAACCAAGGAACTTACATAGAACCTCTTGATTATACTTGAGATCACCAAGCTGACGTTTCTGTTCAAGTGCCCACTTTTCGTCACGCCCAGGAATTTTCCAATAGGGAATAAACATAGACTTAAAGTCATTTCGACCATTCTCAGCATCGTTCCAGAACTTCCAAAAGTGGTTATAACCAAGTGGAGTAGAAGTGATAAGAATCTTAGAAGTAGTACCCGCAGAAATAGTAGGGTAAACAGATGTAAAGAATTGCTCAGCCACTGTGTTTGGAATGATCGCAGCTTCGTCGATGTATAGTAAGTTAACAGACTTAGAACGAATACCAGCTGCAGTTGTAGCAGCAGTAAATACTTTAGATCCATTTTCTAGTTCAATGTCACCTTTGTTCCATGTCTTGATACCTTGCTGCATCCAGATTGGTAGATTCTCATACATAAGCTGGTAACGTGAAAGAATTTCACGAGAAGTTGATGCTTTGTTTGCCAGAATCGCTACGTTCTTTGATTCATTAAAGATCGTATACCAAAGAATATATGCAGCAGATGTAGTAGTTTTGCCTTGCTGACGACCCTCCATAAGAATAGTCTTACGGTTGGAGTGTATAAACTCAACCTTTTCTTTCTGACAGTCGTATAGCTTGAATGGTTGAAGACCGTGGTCAATCGTTACGATGTAGCAGTAGTTATCAATAAAATATACAGGATCTTGAGAACACTTATAGTATTCTTGTACCTGTTCCTCATCGAACTGTATCGATACACCGATGGGTTTTAAATTGGGATTAGCGTTATAGCCAGTTTCAGCCATTAGAAATTATCAATCCAGCTTTCATTCGTAACTGTAGATGTGCTAGAGTTACCAGTTGCATTATATGTTTTATAAGGCGAAGACCCATCTGGATTTTCTGACAAATTGACTCCTGCTTCTGCAATAACTTTATTATTTTCAACAGCACCATACAGATTAGTCTTCAGTGTAAAGTTCAAAGTATGTGTAACGAATCTACGAGTTTGAAAATCACCATCATAATCATCTTGAACACTAACTGAATTTAATATAACAGGAACATCTTGAATGATGTTCATTTCAGGTAACACTTTTACAGAAAGAGTGTATTCTGGAGTAAAGGTTGGAAGTATTTGCTCGATGATTTGTAAGCCATCTTCTTGAGTCTTTGTTAGAATATACAAGGATATTTCAATATTATATGGTGATGGAGAATATACAAAATTCATACTGTCTACGCCATTACCACAAACTATCTTTTGCATTCTGTTTGTTTTGCGGGATGCGTCATATGTATAGCCAAGAATTTCAAAGGACATTCTTGGTAAAGATGCATACACATTACCAGATAGATCTGGATCTTGTTCTAAACGAATCAGCCACTTTTCTTTGGGAGCATAAGCCAGCGGCACTTGTAATCGCTGAACAGTAGTTCCTGCCACAGAGTCGCCTTCTTTTCGATCAATATAAATCGAACTGAATAGAGATCCGAAAACTACAATAGTTTTTCGAATTATTCCGTGATAGAATACGTTATTGTTTAGCATTATAGAGCAGCAATTCTAGTTTTAAAATTAGCAAAATCGGTTGAAGCAGCAACAACAGTTTTTAATGATGACAGACTTATATAACCACTTGGGTTAGTTGCATTATATGGAGTGAATCCTAATGCAGTAGTGACATTACCTGAAGTTATACCAGTCAAATAAGTGCTAGTATCAAGTGCCCATGTATTTGCTGCTGATTTCTTTAGGAAACCAGTAGTACCAGCTAGTGCAGCGATTGCAGTTAAGTCGGCATCCGCAGCTTGTTTCGTTGCAACAGAATCATACAACTCTGTAAAGTTTGCATTAGTCTTAGTAAACGCTGTTCTTAGTGGATCACCAGTTCCATCATTAACTGCTAAACCAATTCCTATTACTTGTTTAGGCATTTTTTATCCTTATCCTGCATCTGCTGTTATTGATCGATCTGCAGTATATGCTATTGAATCTGCAGTTGTTAAGTATACTGGGGCTGGTGTGACACTCGGCATGATATAATTTGAAACATCACCAAATGGGTTTGACTCATTCAAAATATAGTTAGAGCCTTCTTGCTTGAATGAGTTATTATCACCAAACGAGTCTACGTTATCAATAATAGTACCTACAACTGCAACTGCTTTTGCATTACCTGCAATAGTAACAGTTGGTAAAGTTTCATAACCAGCACCGCCATTTGTTACAACAACAGAAACTACCTTATTTGCATTGACGCCAGTTCCAAGAACTGCCTGTGCAGTAGCACCTGTTCCACCACCTCCAGAAATTGTAACTGTTGGAGTTGTTGTATAATCACTTCCACGAGATGTTACATTTATAGAAAGAACTTCACCATATTGAGATCGTGTAGTATCTGTTGTAAAAGTCTTCAAAGTCTCAAACGCATCAATTTCTTCTACGCCAGTATCGATACGTTCTGAAGAGTATTGGAACAATTCAACTTGCAACTTATATACATACAGCTTGCCTAGCTGATAGAATGGATCTTGATGCTGAACAAACTTAATCTCAAACAATCCTTTTGAGAGTGGAAAGTATAGCAAGTCCCCTTCGCATGGACGGTTTGGTAAAATCGTTTGACCCCAACGTCCAACTAACTGTTCCCAACGACGTCTAGCCATTGTTAGTGTTGCTGTCTGTTCAACCATTAAGCCGAACTTTTGCATAAATGCACCTTGACCCTCGAATCCATCAGAATTTTCTAAATACATTTCAATTGGATACGCTGTCTTAAATTCACTTAAGCGATCTTCTCCAAGAATGTTATCTTTAGAAACAAGTGTTCTTGGAATGTAGTAAAAGTCTTGCCCATAAATGGCAAGTGATTCAACGATAATATCCTCTATAAGGAACTGTTCGTTTTTAGTTCCATGAGAGAAGTAGACATTTCTTGCCATATTATCCTAGGAAGAAATCCAAAGGTGCAGACTTAGTCATTAAGTCATTCTCTAAGTCATCAATTTCTTTAGTGGCTTCGTCATACAAACCATTACCATCCAGTGTAACACCACCTGGCAACTGTAGACCTTGAAACTTTTTAAGGTTTACAGCCCACTGCTTTTTAAATAGTGCTGTCACATAGTGCTTTAGCCAGGATTCATTCCAAACTTTGCTATATTCAGCTGGATCAAGAGCACGATATGCTTCTACTACTACGAATTCATTTACAATGATATCACTTTCCCAGTTGATATCTAAGTATAACCTATTCTGTCTACGGTTGAATCTAAACATAGTCGCCCCGTTCAACTCTAAATCTAGTAGAGCCAAGTGACTCATTACAGTTTTGTAATAGATTAGTGAAGTTGATGTTAGATCATATAAGTCGTTTAGTCTAAGTTGATATTGCAGATCAAATAGATTCTTAGATGAGGATCCTTGATTGTATGGAATCACACGAATGATACCATACACTAGATCTGGGAATTCTATGTACTTATTTGTTATATTTTGCGCAGTAACTTGGTGTTTTAAATAAACTTTCTCAACACCATCTGGGTGATATTGTCTCCAATATTCTAATGCTTCTTCGATGCGATCTTCTAGTTGTTCGTCATCTACGTTAATTTCAAGCACAGGTGCACCCAATGCACGCAGGCAATATTCTTTTAGTTGTTCTTTAGTGGTAACTGGCATTATTTACCTTAGGTAGATTCTTTGTTATATTTATAGTTTCTATTATATGCCATATCGACTTCTTAATGATTGAAAGTTTCTTGTAAGATCACTTGCACTAAGTGCTTGATTGTGTACTCGTACTACAGATATTCTTCCACCCCATCGTTCACCGTCACCAGAACTATGTCCACCAATTCTCATAAAATCCCAATCTGTTGGATCTTCAAATGTGCCACCAATAAATTGTTGATCTCCGTTAACTTGATATAATATTCCTGATCCATATGTATGAGATGCTGCAACATAAACCCACTGATTGCGTGGAACAGTTAATGTCGATTGTGTCGATGGCCACCATTGAAGATAATTAGATGGATTAACATATAATGCATCATCTCCAGCCACATTATTTTGTACTATCGATCTATAGTTAGTATCAGAACTTGAGTCAAAGACCCATGCTTCAATAGTACAATTAGTGATTGTTGTTGCATTAAAAGGTATAACATCAATATAATCATCTACATTATCAAAAGAAAAAGATCCACTATCACTTGAATTATATACTGCCCCAAACGGTATACCAGTTATATCATTGCTAGCAGTGTCGCCCCAATTTAAAAACCCTGTTGGTGTGAAAGTTCCAGAGCTAGTAAACGTATGAATTGTATATCCACCAGAAGATGTTATAGTTCCACCAGTTGCTCTTTGTGAACCGTAGTATCTAACTATAACGATACCAGATCCTCCATTTCCTCCATCACTATCCCAATGCGATCCGCCACCACCTCCACCGCCAGTGTTTGCGCCAGCATTACCACCAGTCCCGTTATTTTGACCAACTCCATTGGCACCAGCATTGAGTGCACTTCCTCCACCAGATCCAGGCGTGTAACCGCCATATGCAGAACCACCACCGCCACCACCCAAGCCTCCATCACCACCTCTAATAGTGTGACCACCACCGCCACCGCCTCCACCCCAGTAAAGAGATGTACCGTTTATATCAGATAAGAAACCTTGACCACCCTTACCACCATAGCTATCGCTACCGCCTCCACCTCGTTGACCAGCACCGCCACCGCCTCCAGCTGAATATTGACCAAACCAACTTTGACCACCACCTTTATAACCTTGACCAGCTATACCAGATCCACCACCGCCTCGTCTTCCATATCCATGTTGTGTAGCATCTCCACCACCAGATCCACCTGATTGACCTTGACCACCTAATACTGTAAAATAATGTCCACTACCACCGCCTCCACCACCAACTGCTCTAAGATTGCCAAAAATACTATCAGCACCAGATGATCCAGCTGCCTGACCACCACCATATGGTCCAAGTGATCCAGCACCTCCAGCACCAACTGTAACTACAATAGGCACATTGATTGGAGCAGAATAATTCTTCTTATAGATTACTCCTCCTGCACCACCGCCACCACCCATGTCCATACCACCCCCAGCGCCACCAGCGACTACTAAAACCTCAACCGAACTAGACTTTGGGTTACCAGCGTCTATTGAAAGAATTAGAGAACTTAACGGTGTTACACCAGTATTGTTAAATGTAGACAACCCTTGTGTTTTTAAGTAACGAATAACAACAAGCCCTGAACCACCATTACCACCACGATTATTTCTCATGTAGTGAGAACCACCGCCTCCACCACCACCAGTGTTAGCACCACCATGACCACCTTCGCATTGAGCCCATGTACCTGGTAGCCCACCGCCACCTGGTTCACCAGAGTTAAGAGCAGATCCACCGCCTGGTTGATACCCTATTGCACCACCACCTCCACCACCGATTCCGCCATCTCCACCTCGATCTGAATAACCAGATCCACCACCGCCTCCACCCCAATAGTAGTTCACGCCCAGTATACTATTTAATACACCAGCACCACCGTTTGGTTCATTAGGTCCATCACCACCAGCTCCTCCAGCACCACCGCCACCACCAGAGTAATATGATCCACCTCCGCTATTTCCACCACGGTTACCCTGTCCTGAAATACCAGTTCCACCAGAAACTGTGGCGCCTGCAGTATATCCTGTTGCACCTCCTCCACTACCACCATTACCACCAACGCCAGTTAGAGTATAACCATAATAACTACTACCTCCAAAACCACCACCTGTGGCAGTTATGGATCCAAATACAGAATTTCCACCTTGAGTAGCATTCACACCAAATTGATGTGCGTCAGCTTGCCCCTGAGTACCACCTTCAGGTGCACCATTTCCTCCTGCGCCTACCAATACTGTATATGATGCTCCTGCAGTAACAGCTAGTACTCCAGATAAAACACCACCGCCTCCTCCTCCTCCACCCATATCCATACCACCACCACCGCCTCCAGCGACTACAAGATAATCAACGTTACCATTAAAGTTAGGAACGAATGTGCCAGAAGTAGTGCAAACATGATAGTTATAGAGAGCACTATTAACACTGCTTGGTCCTGATGAAACACCCATTGTTATTCTCCAGAAGGAAGAACTGATGAAGATTGAATCACAGATATCGAGTCCTCACCAGAAGGAAGCACTGATGCAGATTCAATCCAAGATAGAGATTCCTCGTTCCAAATGTAATTTTTATCACCATCTGGTTTTTGTGTAGGTGCATCCCATTTACCATTGACTTCATCTAAGATCCATGACTCAAAAGTTTTTGGTGGTACAAACATATCAAGATCTGGAAAATACACATATCCAATACCAGCGTAATTTTCACGAATGGTTGAGTTATAAGAAGTTTGCACCCACGTTGTTGGGTCTCCAGCTGCACCAGATTCGATAAAATCTTGTTCTGCTACAATCACATTTGTGACTATGTTATTTTCTATTTTTGCGTAATGTGCCATATTATATTCCGTACCTTCCTCTTAATGCTTGAAAGTTTTGCTGGACTTCTGCTGCTGATAGAGATCTAGTATATCTCGACACTGTTGCAATAGAACCAGGAAAATATCCTGCCCATGATCTACCAATAACATCAACAGGATTATTATTGCCAGAAGTTGAGTTTGCAACATTGACGTCCAGTATACCATCAACATACATGTCCATGGTGTTGTTACTGTAATTCACCCAAGTTAACATGTGCCAATTGTTATCATTTACTGTTCTTACTCCAAGTTTTTGGACCCATCCACCTTGATAAGTCCAATAAACAATTTTTCCACTATTAACACCTAACATCGAGTAAACTGGACCACCACTAATATTTGAAAGTATTGAACCACCACCTAAATCATTTGTGGTAGTTGTAGTTTTCATCCAACAACTAACTGTCCATTCAACGTTTCCATTCCCTAATGTAGTGTTTGGTATAGAGAGATAATTAGAACTACCATTAAAACTAAACGTACCATCAATTGCGTATGTTAAACTGGTTGCTGTGATTGTGTTGTTGTTCGTGAGGTCTCTGATTGCTTGGGTGTTACTTCTAGATCCATTGACGAATGGAGTTACATAACTACTTGCTTCAATTTGTGGCATTGTAACTTCCCAACTAGAATTATCAGCATTATTTGTACCACCCCAACATATTAAATAAAATGTCATTGACGTTGTAGTGCAATTTAGAGTAATACTAATGCGCTGCCATTGTCCAGGTAGTGTTCTATTAGTAGCACTTGCACTATCTCCTCCACCCCATCCTGAGATATAAACAGCACCACCAGTTACATTACTAGAACCACCAATCCATTTAATCCATGCAGAGAATGTATAAGTGCCAGTAGATGGAACCGTAACTGATTTGTACACTCCGTTCCAAGATCCCACATTATCCATACGATAACCAGTAGTACCAAACTGAGTTACGAATTGTGCTGGTGTTCCATTAGCAGTATTAGAATAGTTATTCCAACCAGCCATCGTGTCTGCGTTTGCGACGTAATTCGTGGTAGGTTGACCTTTCCAAGACTTCTGTGTATTGGACATGTCTGTGTATAGCACTAGACCATTAGTGACTACTGAGGGTGAATGAATTAAACTCATTACCAAAGTTCCTTAGGACCTGTCATATACTAAATCTTCCACGCACTGCATTAAAATTTTGTAAGATCTCAGAACTTGATAAGACTCTATTATATAAACTATAGCACGGCATAGCTCCAACAAAGGCGTAATTGCCATTAGAATATCCTCCTACACTAACTCCATTGGTTGTATTTTGTCCTGCAATAAAATTATTGTCACTCAATATTTCAACACCATTAAAGTATAATTTTCTAGTGTCTCCATTGTGCGTAGCGACTATATTAGACCAAGCATTTACGTATGATGTACTACTATATGAAGACGTACCATCACTACCGCCTGTTCCTTGTGTCCTAAACACTAATGGAGAACAGTAATAAATTTCCCAAGAACCATCCCATTTTGTCATTGCAGTACACACAGCGCTGCTTATTCTTAACCACATTGACATAGTCATACCGTTTTGACATAAACAATCTTTTAAAGTAGCACTGTTTGCTATATTAACAACATTGTTTGATGCTCCATCAGATCCTCCTAAATGTCTATCAAACATCATCCATTTTGTGTTTGTGTCATATCCACTTACAGATCCTGCTGAAGGACCTGTAAAATTGCTCATAGTACCATGATTATTATTTCCGCTTATATCAAACCAAGTATTTCCAGTTCCTGGATAACTTTTAGAATTCATCGAATCTAATAATACCGTAAGTCCATTAGTAACAATTCCAGGACTATAATTAACTGCCATCATTTCTCCAATAATTTATTTAAAACACTCTCAAGGTTTGCTATGCGTTCTTCCAATGAAGCGATCTTAGCATCTTGACTCACTACTCTCTTAGCCAATTCAATGGCAGAAACTAAAGCAGCATTACCATAAGCTAAAGCTAGAGTACCGTCAGCGTTATCGCTAGTGACAACAACTTCTGGAAGTAGTTTTTGCCAATCTTGCGCACTCGCACCAGCTTGTCGAACATTAGTATCTATACGAGTATAAGTACCAGATTTAACGTTAGCTAAATCTTCAACAAAAGTTTCTGGTAATGTATTCCAATCAGTTTTTAATCTTTCGTCTGAGAAAGCTGTGACGTTACCCGCAGCAGTGAGGTTACCTGTGCTTGGTTGGAATGATATTTTTGTAGTAGATATTATAGTACCATCATTACCAGAAGTAGCATCATGCATCGAAATATAATGCGTTGAAGTGCTTGTAGTATTGTCTGTTAACCCTACGTTGATTGCGTTGACGGCGGTGCTGGCGGTGGTGGCGTTGGTGGCGGTACCAGCGGTAGCAGAAGATCCACTTACGTTGCCTGTTACGTTGCCTGTTAGTGGTCCATTAAAACCAGCAGCAAATACTGTGCCGCTGACACCAACACCACCAGTTACTCTTAAAGTTCCTGTTGTGGTGCTGGTGGATGTGATGTTTGCACGAGCAAATACTTGACCAAGACTATCTATTTCAAGCCTAGATGTGTGCGTCTGTAATCCAGCCCCTGAGGTTGTTACACCAGATGTATAGAATCTCATTGTGCCGCCAACACCAGTGCCAGTACCTCGACCAGCAAAAAGCATTAAATCGGCACCAGCTATGTTAGTGCCCTTTGAATCGCCACTATAAAGTCTAGCTTGACCACCATCACCAAAAGCAGCAGTGCCTCCTGGTAGTGACAAACTAGCACCAAAACCACCTGATGCAGAAGTATTATTACCACCAGAGATTGTTACAGCACCACCATTCTTGCCAGCTGTTGTAGAAGCTGAAGTTCCTCCAGTAACTGTTACAGCACCGCCAAAGCCGCTAGAAGAACTATTACCGCCTCTAAAAGAAATAGCACCAGCATCACCAGTGGCATCTGTACCAGTAGATGCAGCTGGTGTAAATCCAAGAGCAGTTGTTACTTGACCAGATGTCAGAGTGAGTGTGCCACCTAAGGTAAGGTTGCCTGATCCAGTGACCGTACCAGTTAGTGTTAAACCGCTAACTGTTCCTGTGCCACCTACGCTAGTTACAGTACCTGTGTTGGTTGTGTAACCACTAGGGTTTGTTGCAGCATAGGCACCAATCTCAGCTAGTGTCCAAGAGACATCAGCGCTGTGGTCAACTGCCTTTCCAGTATTACCAATTGTTAATGTTCTAGAAGTAACAGTACTT